TTGGAAGCCCAGGTGCGCTCACGCGCACCGAGGTAAAATGCCTCGAAGTCCTTGACCACGTGGTAAACCTCGTATCTTCTGAGGTGCCATTGGTTGACGTCGAGAGTCTCATACCGAAACATGGGCCCGGTGCAGTTGCTGACATGAAGAAAGGAGAGGACAAGTACCTCTTCCCTACGTATTCGGATCGTCTGAACACGTACTTCCCCGAGGCGTACTTCACGTACAATTCGGAATTGTCAGCTTGTCTTTACGGCTCTGAGAGGCAAGTCTCTCGGGATGAGGGGATTGGCAAAATTATCGCCGTTCCCAAGACCCTTGATGCCCCTCGACTGATAACCGTCGAGCCAACTGCAAATCAGTTCCTACAACAGGGACTGATGAAGTGGTTGAGGGAAACACTCCCCTCGATCACACGGCACTCCATCGATTTCCTTGACCAGGAACCCTCTCGGGTAATGGCCTTGGAAGCCTCCAGGACGGGTAGTCATTCAACTGTCGATCTCTCGGCAGCTTCTGATCGCCTATCCTGTTGGTCAGTCGAAAGATTCTTCCGAAACTACGGAGGGATCTTACCATACCTGTACGCGTCAAGGACCTACATGGTTCAAGACGGTACTGTTCCCAATGGGCGCTCCTTAGCGCTCAGAAAGTTCGCTGGTATGGGTAGTGCCGTCACCTTCCCAGTACAGACCATTGCTTACTTTATGGTATGCCTTGCGGCTGTCCACATAAGTGAGATCGGATTTAGGTTCGACCCTAGATTCGCAAGGTCTGCAGCAAGAAGGATCCGGGTTTTCGGGGATGACTTGATTGTCCCCGAGGGCACAGAGTTCTACCTAGGGGTTCTCCTTCGGCTACTACAGCTAAAGGTTAACATTGGGAAGACCCATTTTGAAGGAGGGTTCCGCGAAAGTTGCGGAATGGATGCATTCCTCGGTGCAGAAGTAACACCTCTGTACCTTACCGCCTTCACCCTAGGCAAGAAGCCTTTGGACTTAGTATCCTGGATGGACATCAGCAATGATGCCCACGCCAAGGGCCTATGGCACCTGGCATCCTGGATGGACCGACAGGTA